CCGCCTACTTTGGTACCGTCTCTTTTGGTATATCCTCTTACAACAACAATTTTTTTGTGTTGCTTACCGCGAGTACTAGATTTTGTTTTTGCCATGTTTACCTCTTCCTTTTGTGAAAAGAGGCGGTCAGCGAACAACCCGCCATGCGATAACTTATCTCTGTGATTTAAGCGCCTTTACGATTATATGCTTTATCGTCATCTACCCAGAATCTGAACGGCTTACCGTTATCACGATAGATGCGCTGTCCATTCTTTAATGTGATGTATTTTGAATATATCCACATGAATTCCACCCCCTTTGCAATTTAATGGCGTTTTTTTACGCTTCACTTGCAAATTCTTGGGCTCTATGATAGAATTAAGTTGCTATACGAAATGCTATCAAGGTTCGCTGAGTTGAACTTTGCAAGTATTTTTATTTAAAGATAGGATTTATTTCCTGTCTTTTTTATTACATCAAGTTGACATTTTGCTGCGGGATAAGATACACCGCAGGCATCCATCACTTCATGAATGTCCATACCTTCTATTTTTTGTTTATCCATAAGTAATGAACCGGCAAAAACACTGGCTTGCCATTCAGGATCTTCGTATTTTTTTATATCTGATGGGTTTCTAGCTAATGAAATTTCTCCTTTGCCATGTAAAAGATAGTGTCCTATTTCGTGCGCTATAGTAAAACGATCTCTTCCATTTCCTTTTCGTGCACCATTGTATACACTCTCTCTTACTTTTATTAAGTGCTCTTCAGGATATGTTCTCGCATGTGCATCCAGCTCACTGTCTTCCACTATTTCATACGAAAATTCTTCATCTATCGCAGGAAGTACTTTTTCGAAAATGGATATTATATCTATCCATGTTTCGTCTTGAATATGTAATATTTTTCTTAAGCTTTTTGCTAAAAGTTCTATTTGATGCCTTGACATGCTTTATATAATCCCAGTTCCCTCATATTACGTCCTTCCTCTTTGTAAGATTTTCATTATTTTTTCTTTTTCTTCAGAATTGAGTTCATCAAATTTTCTGGCGAATGATAGAACTATATCTCTGTCGCTGGATGGCATGTTCTCCATTTGAATTTTTACTTGTGTTTTAGAGTTCTCAGCTGCTTCAAGCAATTTTTTGTAACATTTTTCGTTAAGAGAGTACGTTTTCTTTATTTTTTCGCAAAGTGATTTTGGTACGTTCTTTTTTCCATTTTCTATAGCTGAAAGAAACGAAGCCGGTATTTTTAATTTTTCAGCCATATCGCCAAGATTCTCACCACTGTTCGCTCGTATGATTCTGCATTCTTTTCCGAAGTCCGTAATCATCTTTCTTCTCCTTTCATTTATCACCCTTTTTAGATTATATTGTTTATGGTTAATTTTGTCAACCTTTTTTTGGTTAATTTTGTGTGTAATAAAAAGCGGAGCTTTCGCTCCGCTTAATTATGCTCGTTATGTTCGTGCAGCTCTACGCCTATAATAGTCTTCAAGCTTATGTTTAGTTTCTTGCTTATATTTATACGCTTCTTCGAGTTCGCCATTTGGTTTTTTCCCGTATAATGTGCAATCAACCAGTTCCTTAGTCACAGAAAATATCGCGTTAAGCGATTCAAGAGTAAGTTCTTCTCGTTCGTCCCTTTCTGCCTGTTTTTTCTCTGCTGAGGCATAGTTTTTCTTCATGAACCATAATACTACGCCTGACAAAATGCTGGGGATAGCTGCTATGAGAATCGTATCTGCCATGGCCGCCTCCTACACATTTATGTGCACTGCATTTCCCATATTAGGGGTATCAGAATATGCATAGGCAGCTCCTAGTGCATATGCTCTCTTTTTTACTTTTTCTCGACCATCCTTGCTGGTAGTTACTCCGGATATGTAAATGTCTGCAGCACATCCGCTCAAGTGAGCTGATGTTGGAGAGCTGCCTGGCAGACTGTTATTATACTTCTTGCAGCGTACCCCTGACGTTACTGATATAACCCCGAACTCTGCGCGCAGTTTGTCCAATATCTGAACAAGTCTAAAGTTTGGTTCTGCAGGATATCCGTCACAGTATTTGCCACATTCACATTTAAATTCTGTGCGTTTGAAATATTTAACTGTAGACCAGGCTTTTTCTCTCAGTTTTGCAAATGTTTTAACTCCGGCTATTCCGTCTACCACGAGTCCGTTCTCTTTCTGGAATGCCTTTATCGCTGCGATAGTCTTCTGACCTATTATTCCGTCGACTATTAAGTTTGCTCCGCAAGCATTTAGCATTGTCTGCAATTCCTTAACAGCTTCAATCAACATGCGATCTGTTATAGGTCCGTAAATCGAATCTACTTCTAATCCGTGGTCTTTCTGAAACAATTCATATGCTTTTTTTGTAAGCGCGCCTTCTATTTTGTCAATTTTACCTGTGTAATAAAATCCGCAATAAAATAAACTACGCTGTCTCTGTTCTATACTAAGCATCGTTTTCACCTCCACCATAATTCAGTATTCCTTTTAATGTGTCTACGGCATCTTTTACGTATTTAATAGCCGTGTACGCAAACAATGTAATAATCACAATAATATTGACTGCATCTGTGGTTCCATCGGGCAGATCTATGCCCACATAATCAAAAAATACCGGTAATGCAGTAATTACTACAGTGAGCAGCGCTATACCGATGCATACCGCACCAAGACGCGCAGCCCCGGTTATAAATTTTTTTCTGTTCCAATTTTCCTGTAGCACTGATATGTTATAGTACAAACTCAATGCAAAATTGGCTAGCCATGCTACGGCAAGCAGTGCTATAGCTATGCCGACATGGCTCAGATTTGTTAAGATAATGTTAATCATGTTTTTCCTCTCTTTCTTTAATGTAATTTAAAAAACACCCTTAAGGTGTTATTTCCATCTGCCCTTAATTATTATTTGGATTTTTGCTCCTGCATTAGCCGTATATGATGTCGGATTCATCCAAAAAAAAGTCAAAGAATTTCCGCTTGATAGGCGAGCACCTCCCGAAAAATCCATACCGTCACCTTTTATCGTTACAAATATTTCACTATCCGTATCATAATCAACGAAAGAAAATGGAACTCCCGAAAAAGCTATATTAAAAGGTGCATTATAATGATATACGTTGCCATAAGCAGTTGTAATTGCATATGCTGTTGTTGTAACAAAAGTGGCACGCAATTCCGCTTCCCCGCTTGCCCATTTTTTGTATGTCCATATACCGCTTGTACCCTGCTCAACAACATAATCAGCAATCAGCCCCAGCTTCAGTGCCATGCTTTTCAGGAAATTTGCCAACCTGCCGCCAGTAGTGCCAAGGCTGGTGTTGATTTCTGCAATCTCATCTGTGGTCATATCCAGTTCTGCACCAGCAGTCAGTCCGCTGTCAAACTGTGATCCCCATTTACACACAAATCCATCTTGCTCTGCTTCACCGCCAAATGTCACACCTTTGCCGCCTGCTCTGCGTGAAATTGCAACAATGCCAGTTGTGGCTGTATCATCCGAAGATGTCACCTTGTCGGTCAGGACTGCAATAAATTCATAGGTGGATTCATTGTCAATGTTTTCAACAATTTCGGATTTTGTAAATTCCCAGTCAGCTGATGCCAGTGTGATAGTTCTTTCCGTGTAGGTTTCATCACTGAATTTTTTATATTTCAATATCAGTAATTTTGTATTGGTACCGTCAACATCATAAACTTTGCCTGTTATGGTTGCAGTGACTGTTGTTCCACTAACGGCCAGCAATATGTCAACCGCTGGTGTTGCATAATCAATAACAGTAATTTCAGCAGAATATGTTGATGTACGGCCACGGGAATCTGTAATTGTTGCCGCAACGGTCAGTGTTCCTGCCGTAGTCAGGACATTTGATGTAAACTGCTGGCCAAGATATATGATACCATCAATCTGTGTGCTGTAGTTCTTCACGGTTGCACCATAGGCGTTATCTGTGTTTGTTGCAATTTCAACTGCCAGTTGCGACAGGGTTTTTACAAATTTATTTGACAGTCCAAATTTTGTTATGACTGCCTGCACAGCTTCTGCAATGCTTATATCTCTGATAGTAGGCTTCACGGATGACGGCACATTGACTGTCAGATTGACTGTTTTTGTGCCTATCAGCGTGCTGCCGTTATAGGTTTTACAGGTGATCTTAATCGTACCGCTAATTGAATTAGGTATCTGATTTGCCAAATCCAGTGGAACAGCCCATGTGTACGATGTGCCAACGCTTGTTGCAATAGTTCCTGATGCATCACCAAAAGAATATTCCAGCGTATGAGTAAAACTGCTTGCAGCCCTCGGCGTGTTTATCGTAACAGAGTTGCCCAAATCTATTGACGATGATGACAATGTGGGCTGTGTTGCCCGTGGTATCGTTACGCCTATAAATGTTCCGCTGATGCTGGCACTTCCGATTCCCAGTGATGTTGTAAATGCTGCGGCAACTGGCATCGACATGCTGCCATCAGATGCATGGCTCTTTGTGAAACTGCCGCTTGCAATTGTAGTTATTGCTCCTTTCGACAGTGTAGGCAGACTGTAGCTGCTGGCAGAATATCTTGTAGCGCCATCTAATACTACAGAAATGCTGATGCCAGTGTAAGAAGATGAATAAAGTGAATCCAACGCTTTAAGTTGTAATGACCAGCTGACTACGCCTGTGTTATTTGCGGCTGACGTACTACCCTCTGATACATTCAAGATTAGCTGTGCCCAGCCTGATGAAAAGTTTTTTGTATACTGTGACATACTAATCAGCCCCCAATCCACACATCATTTAAGTTGTAGCCTTTTCCTGATACATATTTGCCTTGCCTGATTGCCCAGCCATCACCGATTTTTAGCTGTTTTGATATGTTGACAGATGGTGCATTTACACCTTTCGTATCCAGTTCCAGGATTTTTGTTCCTGATTTATCAACAAAAGCGTAGGAATCATTATCCTGAACGGATTTAATTTCGCTGTCAGATTTCCCAATCTCAATTCCTGATTCAGTAACCTTGATACTGGTGACTATCCCTTCTATAGATGTAACGTTTGCAGCAATGTTGTCCTCATTGATTTTGATTCTGGCTGCTTCTTTAGCCAGTTCTTCCTTTGTTGCATAGTCTTTATTTATAGTCTCAAGTGTTTCAGTTTGCGAAATTGTCACATCGTCTTGTGTGGCTACATTCGATGTTCCAATGCTTATGGCATTTGCACGCAAATATAAGCTATCAGTCTCTGGATCATAATATAGCGCACCGGATCCTCCTAGCCGGAATTCACCGGTTGAGGTTATGTTTTGTGAGAATAAATCGGTTACGTTTATTTTGTCAGCTGTAATAGAATTTGCTGTAATAACCTTACCGTCTAATGTAAGACGTTTAATCTCTTCTTCTGTGAGTTCCGTCTGTTCTACTGCACCATTATTTATTTCATAGAGAACGCCCTTATCACTACTTGGATCTCTAATTATGATTTTATCTGCAGTAATTGTATGACCAACAATGTTGTCTCCTACAATATTTGCACCAGTCAGATACATTGAAAAACTTCCTGTGGCTGCGTTTATGTCGTCTGTAAGGATGCTGCCTTTTACCAGTAAATCATTTATCCAGGCTTTATCAATATTAGCCATGCTGATATCTACTTTAGCTGCGTCAATTTCATCTACAATAATTGTCAGTGAATTTATCTGGCCCGCTGTAATTGTTCTGAACTCTCCATAGTCCGCTTTTACCATTGACAGTTCTTCAGCTACGGCATTTATTTTTTCTGTATAAGATGTAGCTATAGTAAAATCACCTTCGACATATTCTCCGGATGTTTTATTATCAACGCATATATATATTTCTTTATTGTTGAACCATAAATCTCCTTTGTCGTATGGTGGCGCCGGAGTCTGAGTAAATATCCTGCGTTTGCTATCAGCGGTATCTTTAGCGGCATTTGCAGCCGCTAAAGCTTTTGCTGTATCCTTGTCACGTATTTCTTCCCATATGTATGCATCATTTATGTATTTAAATCTATACGGAATTCCTGTATCCGTATCGTAATAAAGATCTCCAACATGAACGCTTAGATCTTCCCAGCCGGATGCAGGCTCGTTGATTAAGGTTGGCTCTCCACTGTAAAACCATGTTTCAATTTTTCCATCAAGTTCAGCTTGCATTTCACTAAAATCAGATACAGTTTTTTTAATAAACTCCGTAAGTTCCTTATCAACTTTTTTTATGCCGTATAGATTTTCAGCTATTTCTTTCTTCAGTCCTTTAATATCATATTTACGTTCAAGATCCTGCGCAGTTCTTACTCCGTTTCTATCGTTTTTGTTCATAGTTACCACCTCACATATCCCTGGCTATCTACAACAAAACCTAACGTATTAAGGATTTCAACCATTTCTTGATATGAAATGTCCTGTCTACTATTCAAATATTCAATAATTTCATAGTTATATTGATCATCAGATTTATATTCAGACTTATATAAAATAAGCTTAGCGCCATAATCGGCATCTAAGCTATTTATATATTCCGCCACTTTTATTTTCCTGCTACCGGAGATTGTTTTCCCGTCGGAGTCTTTATCAGCTTTTAAATCATTTAAAGCTGCAGCATAATTCCTATATGTCACTATATCTCCAGCTGCTGCTTTTGCAAGAGCACATTTATCAGGATTGTTATATGCCCAATCATATGCCTCTTTTGCCTCTTCACTTGATTTATAATCCTTATACGATACGCCCAAGCTTTCAAGGAAGCTGTACTTCTCGGGATTTTTTGTGGCAAAATCGAACTCTTCATAGCTTGAGAAATCATCATAATTTGTCATATCTACTTTTTCTTCGCGGTCTACAATATTGTTAATCATGATATTTTTCTTACTTACAGGGAGATCTAAATCTGCTATGTAATTAAACTTATCCTCTAAAGTTTTCTGCTCCTTTAATCCGTCTCTGTATTTCCAGTAATCAGCTATAGGGAGATCTAAATCCTTATACTCCTGAATCTGTTTTTCCTTTAAAGGCTGCCTTTCGTTATCAAAGTATTCTCTAGCGTTTTCATTGGACCATTGTCCGAAAAGTCCGGCCTGAATACGGTTAAAAGGCGTATCTTCTACAGGAAATCTCAGATTGCCGTTATCGGTATACGAGCCCGGCACCGGATTATCCTTATCGAACATTTTAAGGCCTTGAGTAGTTTTCTTAATCTGTCCGTAACCTGCAGGCATAAGTAAGTACGGAAGTTTCGCCATCTCTTTGCTGAACTCCAGATCGTTTCCATAATTATCTTTTCCTCCGGTTATTAGCCCTCCTATATCCGGAATAGCGCTTGAAAGAGGAATTCTGCCGCCTCCGGTCATAAGGTTTGAATACGGAAGTGCATCTAACAATTGATCCGCTGCTTCTTGCAGATTATCAACTACATTGTCGTCATCATCGTCTCCGAAACCTAAAGCCGTAGCGATTATGCCTATCACATCAAATGTAGGATTATATCCGGCAACCGCCTTAAAAGTCTGTCCGAAAATATGAGTCATTACAAAGAGCTGCCCTAAAGTAAATGTTATTCCTGCAGCTGTTTTAATCGAATCCCCTTTAGCTTTTTCTTTGCTTTCGTGGTATGTATCGTAAAACATGCTGTATAGTTGGTTATTTACTTCAAGTTGGAACTGCCCTACAACATTAAACAGTTTTGAGTTATAGAACATTGCATTAGCACCCTTTGTTCTGTCACCCATTATGCGAGCCGCAAACTTTCCTGACTCTGCATGCGCCTGCTCTTCACTCATGCCCTTTGAACGTAATTCATAAAACTTACTTCGTACAATCTGATTTGCGGAGAACCAGTCCATCCCCTTCATAAATATGAATCCTGCGTCCTGCGCTTTCTGCCACCAGTTCTTTGACAGCATATCCGAACCGAAACGGTTTGTTAAGAATGAATTTTTAGATATAAAATCATCCTTTTGTACGATATTTCTAATGGTATCTGCCGTACCTTTTGCAACGGCAACTTTATTTGTCTTTGCCATTGCCTGAACCGATGCAATAAGGTTTGTTAATGAAGATGACAAGTTAAAACCTATCATATTTGCGGAAACTTGCTTTCTGGCAGTATCTAATATGCTAAATCCTGCTCTGTCTCCGAAATCTTCAATAGCTCTGTCTATCCGGTTCTTTTTCCCTGCGAGATTATCCGTCCAGTTATGGAGCCAACGAGCATATTTTGATAGGTGAGCGTCCTGCTGTTTTTTAAGCCTTTCCATCTGCAACTCTTCCGGCAGTAAAGAACGGTTTGCATTAGCAGCTTCGCCCTGTCCGTATGTATCTCTGATAAGTTCTTCAAAGGCTCTTCCTCTTTGAATATCTTCTGTGTGATATATTATATCAGCTACTCCGCTTATGTACTTGTCAATGCCAGTAACAGCATCATAAACGGTCCTTTTCCCTTTTCGCTGATTCATGCTTGCGAACCATTTCTTCTGAGGTACAAAGAACTCGGTAAGTCCGTTAATGTCGGTAGGCAAATTATTTTCTTTCATACTCTGAGGATTGAAAGGTATTCCGTTCTTCGAGAGGAAATCCCCCAACTCCTGAAAGTGCATAAAATAATTCTTACGCTTTTCTATAGGCTTAAAACCAAGTCCTGTAAGAACATTGTTAGCAATCTCTATATATTCGTCATACTTTTTCCTCATAGCTATGGCAGCGTCTTTAATCCTTTTCTGGTCCGCTACATTGGGGAACTCTAACATTAAATCGCTGTCAGTATATTCAACCACATCTCCGAACTCGTTTACATATTCTCCTTCGCCCCACTTCTGAACAGCCGCAGATTCTTTGCTTCGTGGCTTGATTCCTAAATCTTTAATATCAGACCTTTCTTTATTCTGCCATGCAACGCTTTTAGCCTCGTTATCTATGGCCCTTTGGAAGATGATCTCGTTTATCTTACTGCCGGCCTTTCTACCGAATACCATCTCAGACAACCTGATTGTATCGGTATTATTCATTAAAGGACTCGAAAGGTTCTTGGCGTTTTCCAGAGCGTTCATTATTACGTCTTTGTTATCTTCCAACAGCGCTTTTCTCAGTTCTTTACGAGTCTTTGTTATCAATGGCGCTTCGTCTGCTTCAGGCTCCTTTGCATCGTTATTTTCTTCCTTGCTCTCTTTGTGCTTCAAGTCCTCCCTTACAGGAGCGATATCCTCGATATCAGGCGTGTTTGCCGCAATTATAGGCTCAGGTGCCAACGCCGCAACATTTTCTCTTAAATCGGATAAGGCGTTTTTTATATCCTGGATATCTTCTCTTATAGGTGCTATTCCTTCCTGCAGCTTTACATCACGCCCGTAAACAGCGTAGCCATCTGCAGGGATGTCTTCGCCCGGTTTAGATAATGATAGGTTAATGTCAGGATTGTCTGTAGGATCTTCGTTGTCGACACTTTTAATTTGATGCGGATAAAATGCAATGTATTCTTCATCACTATTGTTTACCCCATCATAACCGAGACTTTCAAGGTATTCTCTCGCCTTTATGCCTGCTCCGTTCTGTCCTTTGAACTTATTGAGTGCTTTATAAGCAATACCTTCAGGAGCCGGATTTGTTATGTTTAGATAAAAAGCTCTAACATTTTCTCCATATCCTTGTGCATCCAAATCCCACGGACTGAAAAAATTTCCTTGTATATCCATGTTAGCTCTGGCTTTTGTTCTATCAAATACCGTAAAATCTTCACTACTTCCATGATATACAACACGAAGGTTTCCATCTTCATCTCGTACTTTAGAATCCCTAAAGAACTTCTGCTGCTCTTTTGTTAGCTGTCGGCCTTGGTTGTCAGTTAATGAATATTTTGTATTGCCTTCTTTTTCGTCAGATGATATACTTTCATTAGAAGCTGTACCGCTTGTCGCTTTGGGCGTATTGACAGAGGCTTGTTCATCTGTCGCAGAGGTAAGGCTTCTTCTTTTATTGATGTAAAGTGTTTGAACTCTAAGATCGTAGTGTTTTTGGGAATCATACGTTACTACCGTAACTTTATCTCCTATAACTTTTGAAAATTCTAAAACAGGTCTACCGTTATATTGTTTTGTACTTAATTCAACATTATCTGGAGATTCAATTACATCTATAATATTTTCAAAGTCATCTACTGTAACAGCACGCTGTCCTCTTTGTGCCTCTTTATATTCGTTTCCGTGTTCTTTAAAAATCTTTTGAACTTCATAAGCACCAAGAGTAACATTCCTATTGCGTATATCTACGCCTGTTTTTTCCATTACCATCTCAGCAAGGCTTTCTGGAACTACACCGAAGTACATTTTTTGGTTTCCTAGTTTTCCTTCTTTTGCTTCGCTAATAAAATTAGTTAACTGTTCTTTGCCTTCATATACAATAATGTTCTTGCTTGCTTTCCAATTTTTCAGCTGTTTCTCGGTATACTTGTAAAGGGAATATTTAATGTCGCTGTCGGCCTCCGTAGTCATTGCAGAATCTGCTTCACTTAAAGAATATTGCTTTTTCTGTTTGCCATTGACATTTTCAGTCTTTTCTGATATATTATTTTTAAAGGAAATGCTAATGTCGGGAAATTGGATCCCTTCATTTAAGGCGTTTCCTTTTTTCGTATATTCCTTGCTCTGTTTTTTGTTGACAACATCTTCTTTTGTTGGTATCATCTTGTTAGAAGTCGAAGAACTTTTCGTTTCGGACGTAAGGCTTGGGGTTTGTACATCAGGCAGAAGCGAAGACTTCTTTTTATTTTGCACAAAATCAGCCTTTTCCATATAGGTTGTCTTTGTGGTTAATGTACCTTTTCTATTTGACACCATTAAATAACTTCTCATTGTCCCGTCTGGGAACATTTTATAGAAGAGCAGCCCTTTAATTAGCTGACCATCGTGCATTTCTTCTGTATATCTAACAGTGTCAAATTCACTTACTGTCTGAGGTATCTTCTTAACATATTCTTTCGCCTCTGCATCTGTCATTCCCACTTTCTTTAAATGATAGACTTCACTTTGTCTTACTCTAAGTGAAAATTCATTTCTTCTAAACAGAGCTTCTCTATTCTCCTGACTTATCTCTGATACTTCGTCTTTGATTCTTTGAGTTACAGATTTGGGGATCATGCCGAAATTGATAAACGTTTCTCGCTCCCCTTTATTTAATGCTCCATCTATTAGAGCATCTAATTCACTTTCGTTAACTGGAATAACATTTTTATCAGATTTAAAAATACGCAGTCTTTCGTTATCATTATATTCCCTAAGTGCATACCGTATATCCGTGTTGCTGTCGACCCATGCAGTCAAATTAGAATCGGCTTCTCCGGTAGTTGCCTTACTCATTTCCTTGTAGGCTTTATCAAAGGTATTCTTAATCTGTTCCAGTTGTTTAGCTTCCTTACTTCCTGCTGTAGCCATTTTGATTAAGTGTTTGATATGGTTATATATTCTTTGGAATATATTAGGCTGTTTTGCTGACAGATTCTTTACAAAGGCTTCATCGGTAAATACGTATTCTCCTATAAGGTCTGCTACAAGTTCTTCTTCAACGTTTGCATTAGTATCTTTATAAAGCTCTGTTAATTCTTCCAGTCTGCTGTCATAATCACCTTTTTCTTTCGCATAATCGATTACATGGTTTTTCAGCTTATCGTATAATTCTGTGTTTTCTAAGAGGTGCGTAGTTTCATGGCCTACGATGATGTTTAATGCGTTCTTTGAATCAATATTGATTAAAACCCTTTTCTTGCCATCTTTCGTGTATCTCACAAGTCCGTTTACAGTTCTGCCTTCAAGATTATATCCAAGTGCCTCTAATTCCTTATTGCTGGTAAATACATACTCGGTACCAGAGTCATTTGCGACCTTATTCAATAAGTTATATGTGTCATGTGATTCAGGAGTATTATTAAGTCCTGCTCTTGCAGCGCTCTTATCGAGAAGTTTTGTTAGTTCTGTATCATCAGTACTTGTATCTCTTTTGAATCTTGTGTTCTTAAGCATTTCCTGCTCATAACTCTTTGATAGGTGCTTGCTGCTTCCGATTATCTTCGATATGTCGTTGTTGATAGTCTTAAGCTCGTTCTCGATGGATTCTCTTTGGTCTTCATCAGCTTTCTTTAATTCCTCAATCAGTTCATTAAAGCGCTGTGCCTTTTCCGGGAATAATGTTTCCTCAACTCGTTTTAATGAAATTTTTCCGTTTTCAAGATCGTTTCGTACCTGTTTTCTAATTTCATCAAATTCTTTCGTGCTTAATTCTGTAGTGGTTACATCAAATTTTCCGGATTCTACATCTGCTTCAACTGCTTTTCTGATATTGTTCTTCTCTGTATCAGATAAAACTCCATTTACTTCTTCACTTTCAGAGATGCGCTTGTTAACTTCATTTTCGATAGCTACTGTCTTTCTTTTGTCCTTAGCCCTCTCCTGAGTTTCCTTTTCGATAACCTTATTATCATTGTCATTAGGTCTATTGTTAATCTTGCCTGCTACAGTACCAGCGCCTCCTAATGCTCCTCCTGCAAGGGCTCCTCCAATTCCTGCTTGGCCTATCTGAATAGCAAAGTCTCTGGCAACAGTTGACTTTGCTTCTTCTTCGGTCATCCCCTGCCCCATGTATTCCTGTATTTTCAACACAGAGTTGGATATACCTCCGTTCATGAGTGTATCGTACATTATGCTCGAAAATTCTGTTGCAGCTTCCTCTGATGCATTTACGAGGACTGAGCTTCCTATATCTTTTGCAATTTGTTTAAGGCCTTTGCTTCCTCCTTCGGATAACTTTATAAGTTTGCCTAAAGAAAACTCTTCAAAAAATCCCTCGAAAAACCCGTTTGCAAATCCGCTAAACAGTGCCTGCTCAGGAGTACCTCCTCTTTCCGTGACATCTTGTATTGTATTCTCCATTGACATAGATCCCATCATAAATTGCGATCCTGCTTTACCTAGCTTTGCGGCTCTTCCAAGCAGTCCACCGGCAAGTGAATCAGTAAGGCTCATTCCAGTTTCATATATAAATCTTCCAAGTGGGCTCATATCCTTTGATACTTCATTTCGTATTGCGCTTGCTTCGTTGGATCCTGTAAATGCTGCTTCATTTGTGTCAATTTTTCTGAACGGATCAAGAATAAACTGAGCAGCTGCTGATGCAGAGCCTGTTACTCCTCCTACGACACTTTGTGGGACAGATAGGATTGACGAAAGAACTTTATGCTCTGCTGCAAACTCAGCTGATTCTTTCTCTTTTTCCGCCATCTCAGTGGCATTGGTCTGCCTTTTTCTTCCTGAAGCTATGTTTTTAATATCATCTATAGTGTATCCTTCTTTTCGTAACTCCTTTACAGCATCTGCATATTCAAAAACCTTGCCTATATTACTATCAGATACGTTTGCTCCTTTATTGTATCTGTCTATATTGGCAAGGTCCTTTTCTGATGTTTTAGAAATTGTTTCAGCTTCTTCTTTATCTTTTTCCTCGTTGTACTTCTGTGATGTAGGAAGATATTCTTTGTTGTATTTTTCTGTTACACTTTTAAATTTATTTGTACCCGCAATATCGCCTTGTCTAAGTGCAATATTAGCAAGCGCCTTTTCTTTGGTCAGTTCTTCAAGTTTTTTTCTATATGTCGACGACTTTACGGGAAAATTCACAGTTTTCGGACCAGGCCTATTTTCGTTGACATACTTTTCTGCTTTTGCCACTTCATCACTTGTATTTAGATTTCTTGCCTGTATTAGCTGCTCGTATACTTCTTCGTATTTTTTCTTCTTCGCCATGGCCGATCTCCTATTTATATTTTGAGAGTATTGTCGCCATTTCAGCGCTTGTTATCATTCCTCGTCTTACCTGAGACGTTAATTGCGCTGCAACAGCCTCATATATTTGTGATTTGCTCCTTTTAAGCGCTTTGAGGGATTTTGCTAAAGCGTCCGCACTGGCTGTTGCTGCCTTAACCGCGGCAGCTGCAGCATTATTGCTGCTATTTGTTTTACTTATGCTTGGAGTGCTCCCTCCGTAGCTGCTGCTTCCGGAACTGCTATAGCTTCTTGCTGCCTGTTGCTGTTTTAAGCTTTCATTATATTGTCTTTTTTCTTCTTCGAGCTGAGCTTTCTGTAATGCAAGATTTTCATTGTACTGTCTAACTTCCTCAGCAAGTGCGTTTTCTGTGTTGATTTGACTAAGAACATCCTGCCAACGGTTATAATATATGTTGTCGATTTCTTGTTTTTTAGACGCCTGTTCCAGTATAAGCGTGTTCTTATATTGAAAACCACTTAATGCAAGTTCCAGCTCTGACTGCAGAGCCTGATATGCGATTTCCGCAAGGGCAGCATTATTTTTAAGCATTGCGTCCTTGATTGCATTATCATAATTTAATACAGCACGGTTATAGCTTTCACGTGCTGTTGCGACTCTGTTCTGATATGTGTTATACATACTTACCTGGCTTGACTCGCTATACCCGCCGCCTATCATCCCGGAAGAGGCTTTTTGTTCAGCGTTTACTCCATAGCGGTTTGATTCCTTTTGCCAGTCTACATATGCTCCCTTTTGCTCCTTTATGTAGTCCTGTTTTGCCTGCTCTTTTTGCTGATTTACCTGTTCTATGGCAAATTGTGTGTTTTGCTCCTGTATTTCTTTCTGCTGGTCCGCATATCCCTTTGCAGCATCAATTTGGCTCTGATAGTATTTATCAGAGTTGCCTATCATTTCATTATACAGAGAATTTGATTCATTCAAGGCGGCCTGCTTTTCTGTTTCGACATTCTTGAATCGCTCATCTTCGTAATTTACTTGATACTGTGTTGCCATTTTAGCCTCCTATCTCTTGATATAACCACCAACATAGCATTCTATTGTTATCGTTTCTAAACTAAATCTGCTTGTGGATAATAATTTAATTTGTAAGTCTTTGAATTTCTTTTTCTTGATTCTGCCTACAAAATAGTCATTCACTGAATCATATTTGCCTACTTCTTCCCATTCGCTCTTATTTGTTTTAACATATAACTTTATATCTCCTGCTGCTTCGCATACGCAGCCTTTCTTATTTGTTGTTTTAAGAAATTGATAGTTTTCAAATCTGTCAATAGGGGTTGTCCAATAACTTGTTATTTCTGCTTCATTGCCAGTTAGTGTGTAAACACCGTCTGAAGTTCCTATATATAAAGTTCCATCTATTACTTTTGTACATGTGACGTCTTTTGGCAGTTCCCAATAATACCATTCGTATTCATAGTGATTTATGTTTGTAAACATTGCTCTGGAATCAGCTAGGTATACTTTGCGGCCTATAAATACCATCAAATATCCTTTCCATTCGTCCAGAACCATATCGGCGTATCCAGTTTCCTCAGTCAACTTTGAATCCACGAGAGAACTTCTATGCACAATTGCCTGTTCAGTCGTTATATCACCATTTATTGCTTCCATTCCTCGGTTGCTGAAAAAGACAATATCGTCATTGAAATTTATACCACTTCCTACACATCCTGTAGCTATAGAGGAATGTGTTGTCGGATAAATTTTGCCATACTCTGCATCGATTACAGGATTGTGATAAAACACCGCTGTATTAGCCTGTGAAGGTTCCTTAAATACCCACAAGGCATTATTGCTCGCTACAAGACTTTTTATCATTGAAAGGTCAAGTCCTTCTGTGTAATAGTCAAGATCACTGCAATATGACGGGTCATTTAAACTGCTGTGCCACAGAGTATTTGGATAATCCTGGTTGCCGGCAAAGAATACTCTATTATCAAAAACTTCAAGCAATGTGCATTTATTTATTCTGTCTCTATGCCCAGGGACAGTTTTTCGGAATTGTATTACTACATTGTCTTGTCCATCAGTCAAAGGTGCGGCAGGTGCATTATTAAATGTAATCTTCCCTTCTGCTGCGTTCATTGTAAACGTGGTTATCTGAACATCATCTACATATATTTCGGGTACATAGTCTGAATCAATATTCTGGGCATCAAGATAATATTCTGTGCTTTCTCCATCCCCTACAAAACTATTTTTTCTGAATGATGTCAACATATTTACATCTTCATATGTGCTGCCGCCGCCTTGTGGCCTGCGGCTTATAGATGTCGTCGGTATATGTCCTATTACTTCTTCTATGGTTGTTCCATCATATACCAGATAATTAAGTCCGTCTTTAAAAAACCATTTATCATTAAAAATAAAGCTAAAACTTCTTGCGGGATTAAGACCTTTCAGTTTTCTCTGTCCCTAAAATCTTATATAGCTTAGTCCCGCTATGCACAAGGAGCATTTTCTCATCTCCGACCTGATATGCAAAAATCCCCCACACAGTTGTGTCGAAGGATTTTATATTTTCTATTTCAGGCCGCGTTCTTATACTTTCTGTCTTCGAATAGTCTTTCCACATATTTATGCTTTCAGGACTTCTGGCAAGGTTTATCTCTTCACCTCTGAAGTCGACGCCTCTAAATGGCCCATATATTCTTCTTATTAAATCTCCGCTTGCCATTAGATATCTATGCCTCCATCAATGTAAATACTACCCATAGAATAGCGAGGATCTAATCTCTGCAGCATTGTTTCATATCTCTTTGAATAAATTTCTCCGTAGTTATTTGAAACATCACTTTTTAAGAGGTCAGCTGCTACGCCATAAGGCAGAATCTCAAGCGCATCATCCGACAATTCAAATTTATATTCATCGTCCTTTGTATCGTCTGTGATTCTTTTCGGATATTTAAAATAATAAATCTTTGCCGTTCCTGCTTCCGGGAATACTATGTAATTGCCGAATAGCTCTACGTCCGGAAACTCATCTCCGCTTAGGTCTATAAATATTACACGGTCAAGCTGATAAAAGTCATCAAGTGTATTTAATTCAAATTCCAAATCGCTTTCGGTAATGGTTTTTGTAGTAATAACCGGTATTTTTTTCATTCTTGCAAGCTCAAACTGTATTTGATTTATTACATCGTTGAGCTTTGCTTCTATGTCCGGATCATCCGTAATTTTTCCCCCTGCGCCTATTTCTTCAATGAGTCTCAGGATTTTCTTTTTCATTTCTAATAAGGTCATTTTCTTCTCCCTCTTTGCTCAAGAATTTTAACATCTTCAAACACGGCTGCTTCCTATACATCTAAAATCCTCTATAGCTTCTTCAACCGTTACGAAATTTTCTACAGGCTTTATGTAGCCTCTGCCCTCTTCTTCAAATATGAGAATATCTCCTTCCTGTAGATAGATTGTTGTGTCATATGTGCTCTCGTAGTTCTCACCCTTTACTTTCGTTATGGATCTAAAAATTAAATTCTCTAACTTCTGGTCTACATTTTCATTTTTAAATTCTAAAACCGTGTCTTTTTTTACCGTAACTCCTGCATACATGCTAATGTCAGGCTTTGTTATGAATTTTTCCATAATATCTCCTTTTTTTAAAAACCGCCGAAAAAGTGAGGCTCTATTTTGCGTTTTAAGTGGATTTTTAATCTTTTGATTTATTATACCTGTTGATTCTTCAATGTTTTTACGTGTTTTCCGGAGTTGAACCGGATTTACCCTTAACACGACAAAAGAGGGCAATGCTGCACTTATACATTGCCCCCCTCAATATTAAGCTGTAGCTACAAGTGGTACCTTTACGACCTGAATACGTGCTTCGTCGATTACCTTTGCGCCGAAAGTATCAAGGCCTCTGATGATGTCTTTAAATCTCTTTTCGGCTCTCAGTGCTTCAACTTCATTGATCTGACCGGCAAAGGCAATAGCTTTCTTGCCCCTGATATCGCAGTATGCATATTTGGTTGAAGATCCGGAGGTGTCTTTTGCCATGTTGTTTGACATCATAACCTCGAATCCGTCATACATTCCTACGATGCCTTTCTTGATGTATTCAGGGTTATTAGTGGAAAGTGTAATCAGTTCGTTCTTGAAAAGATTGTACACTGCAGGAGTAATTTCAATTACGCCCTCTTCGTCAAAGTTTCTCTCCCTCAGTGCTACGATAGCAGCGTCAATAGCTGTCTTAACTGCTTCCCGAGTAAGATTGGTTGCCGTGGTTACGTTTGAGGTCACGCCTTTGATGAGACCGGCCACATATGTATCACGAGCAACGGCAAGACCGTGTACTGCCTTTTCCTGATATTTTTCTTTTAAGCCCGGAACGGACTGTGCCTGATTCACGTCGTCTACATAGAACGCAAAGTAATTTGCCTGATCTATGGATAAAAGCTGTCCTTTATCGGACATTTCTTCGATGGTGATGTCCTTTGAGCCATCGTACTTGCCAATAGTCGGCTCACCTACTCCTAAGATTTTTACAGAAGCTGCATATTTGCAATCTCCCTCATAATCTCTTAAACAGTTCTGTACGAGTTTTGTTTTTAGTTCAAGGTCGTCCTGAATTTTCTTACTCCATATAGACTGTATAAAATTAGTTACTGCCATTTAATCTTCCTCCTTTTTTTAAGGAAGCACTACCACTTATGCATAGAGTTCTCCACGGCCTTATACAGTGCTGGATTTTTATCAAAGTCTTTCTTTGTAAATTTCAAAGCTTCTTCTCTTGTATAAAAATCTTTAACTGCGGCTGTTTCCTCTCCGCTGTTTTTCATGCTTCCCATAACTTCAATATCTTTTTTAGGTTTGTATTTCGCAAAGATTTCCCATTTCTTCTTTGTCGACAGATTGGGGTCTAAGTTCTTTGCAAACTCAATAAACTCCGCATCCTTTAAAGACTCTTCTCCGACTCCTATTTCGGCAAGCTCTTTTTTGTCCTCTTCTGCCTTTCTGTAATTGGCAAGTTCGGCAAATACAAGCTTTTCCCTTGCGGTCATGTTGTTGATGCCTAAATCTGTTAAACGGTCTACCTCTTCGACAACCTCATCAAGTCCGAGTGAGATTATGTCGCTTGCTTCTGCTTTAGCTAACACTTTGAGATCTTTGTCGCTGTAGTCCGAAGGTTTAGGAATCTGAACGCCTTTACTCTGGTAAAAGTCCGTAAACTGCTCTGTGATATCTCCTATATCATCCATGCCAGTTCCGGCCCTTAATACATTTTCAAGGTTTCCGTATTTTTTCTCGTACTCTTTCCGGATCTTCTCGTTGTTGCGAGCAATTTTCTTGGCTAACACTTTGTCGAGCTTTGCATTAAACTCTTCTTCCGTGTACACCTTCTCCGGTTCAACAGTTTCTTCTGCAGCCTGTCCATCTGCATTTTCAGTAACCTCTTCGATTACAGGATCTTTGATTTCTTCCATTATTTCCTCCTATTTTTTCGTGTGAGTTTGCTTCTCACTAATTCCATGCAGTTTTATGTCTTAAATGCTCGGACAAAATAAAAAAGCCCTTAATAGGCCTTATAAACGAATTCCTTCAATTTCAGCTCTTACCTCTAGCTGATGTAAGTAGTTTCCCATGCAGCGCTTTTGTTCGTTAAGTATAAACAAACTGCATGTAGGTTTAAAATCCAGTGTTCCGGCTTCGTATTTTACGGTCATTGAATGTAATTTCTCGTACCGGATTTTAGTCTGATAATACTCAGCTTTAAATCTTTCTTTATAGTCTGAGCTATTCATCATTTTGATTGTATCTTTTAACTCCATAAGTCCTCCTTAATACATAACTTCTTCTGCAGCCTCACCTTGTGGCGGTGCTTGGCCTTGCATCTGCGCTGCTGCTATCTCGCTTGCCTGTGCATCTGGCTCCTCCATTAAAAACTGTCGTGCTCTCTGCTGCATTATCTGTGCCTGAGCGTTCATCATTGCTATCTTCTGCTGTTCCTCTTCGATGGTCTTTATAGCGTCCTCTAACTTCTGTTTTGGCATTACGGAATCATCATCGAGAAGTTTCACATACGTCTTTAATTCAGGAAGCTTTTCTGCGCTAAACATGCCAGCTTGAAACATGTTCTCTATTGACTGTTCCTGAGCGTACTTATCAAAGGCTCCTTTAGGTGTTATATCTACTTTAACCGTAGCCTGCAGCTCCTGCAATGCAGTTTGCGGCACTTCCACGATTTCTATCGCCGGCTGTCCGGTCTGCGGATCCGTTACCTCTTCTTCAAGCTTTATTCCGTCCTGACTGTAAACGATTATCATATCAAGCCATATCTTTGCTAGATCCTCAATAAAATTCTTGTATGTCTCCTTTTGCTCTGTCATAGGACTTTGCGAGGCTTGCTGTACTGCTAATATAGCTCTACCGGATGCATTTTCTGGATTTACTTGTCCTGTGGCTATATCTCCGGCTCCTGCTAAATCTCGCGTAACTTGTATCAAATCTTCCTGCAGCTGCTTTACGTCCGGTGACATTTGCGCCGGAGGCAGTGTGGAAATAACTTTGGAAACATCTTCGACCGTTGCGTTACCTTTTGTTTTTATAACGCCGCCTACACGGTTTATAGCAGACGGATTAGCTATCTTATCGGCATTAACAACCTTTTGCGGATATGCCTGATACTTGACTGTTAATACTCTTCGTACTTCTGTCCGGTTTACTTCAATCTGGTTCGGGATAAGGAATCTTACTTCTCCTTCTCCTCGTGCGCTTCCTTCTTTTTCTTCCCACAGAAAATGCGCTACCGGGTAATAGGTTAATCCGCTGTCCTTATCTTTCTTTATGTCTACCCATCTTGTTGACATTGAGAAATGAACGGTTCCTTTTTCCTTCCACATCTTTGTGATAACAGTTACCATGTTATCAACTTCCTGCTTTGCGGATTCTCCGGATTCTTCAAAGGTATCATTGTCTCCGATGATGAATAACAGCTTCTCTTCTGACAGTCCTTCGGCTCTTGCCATTTCCATAGCGTTAACTACAGGCATACGTTTACGGATGAGGATATAAGGCTGCAGCTGTATATCATCGTCATTTTCATTGCCGTAGTAAACGTCATTCTTTTTAATGATTTCATTTACAGGAACCTGCTTATCGAGATCGTAATTTACATAGATTATTCCTTCGTCATTTATTGCGGCATCCTTTGTTATTCTCCGGCCTTTAAAATCTAACTTGTCTTTTTCCCATATCCTTGATGCTTTTTTATTTAGCATCTCGCATATTTTCTCTGCCTGCTGCCGGAAGTCTTTATTCTCAAAGTTTTGGCTTGAATAGTTGATAGCATAAAGGTTATCGTGTATTACACCTACCTTGTACTTGACTATCGGTTTTATAAAATTCTTCTGGACCGGCTCCACATCTCCGAGCTTTGCGCCGTGCCACTGATTACCGTTGTACATACGATAATTCCTATCGGTGTCGGTGTAGATGTTAGTCATTCGGTGATAGTTTCGTCCTTTTTCGTATAAGGACCATACGGCAGTTTCTTTTATTTCTCTTATGTCCACTTAATCACCTCCTATACATCTTCCTGCCCGGCTTCTGTTCCGTCATAGCGCTCAATATTTGAGAGTATGGTTTCTATTTTCTCCATCTCTTTTTTAGCTTCTCTTTTTTCCTGATGTTCCGTGTACAGATTTACAGGATTAAGCCGGGAGACGCTTGGAGCTTTTATTTCCTCTCTTCTTCCGGCTTTAACGCCAATAAAAAAGCACACTATATTCAGTGCGCCTACAATAGCTATTAGTATAATGTCGTGCATTACATCCCTCCTATATAACAGTGATTTCTTCGCCGTAATCGTAAACAGTTTCATTAGATTTCTCAATGCTAAAATGATACTGAGGTGTTACCTGAATCTCCTCCGTATCAAATACAACCTGACCTCTGACCTGGTGCGCTATAGCAAGGCCCATCATCTGATCGTCATGTCCTCCCTCCGGAGCTTCGATGCGGCCTTTTTCGTTTCGTGTGATGGTTAAGAGCTCTTCCAATGTGTCCTTGTCGTTTATGCTGTCAACCTCTTCTCTGACAATCTGTATAAGCCTTGAAATAATCGTAGGCCTTGTAAGCAATGTAGTTTTAAATCCAAACCTTTTCTCAGTCTTTCCGGTATAGGTGTCCTGTACCTTTCTGACGTATTGATTGTTATATCCTAATCTCTGCAGCTCTTGTATTGGGAAACTATCAAAGTTAGCCTCTATGCCAATAAGAGCATTTTTATAATATTTACCTAAGCAGTACATCTGCCGGGTGTATTGGTCTGGATCAAACTGATGCTTAAGCGCAGCAACTTGTACTCCGGTCTTTGCGTCTAATACATGACCAGTAAAGTAGTCGCTGCCCTCCCCTGCAGTATCGCCGCCTATGCAATAATTTGTTACCTCTGGACTATCCGGCACTTGATAAATTTTTATATAGCCGTTTCTGTCATTAACCCATCTTATATTTCTAATTGTTAATCCGTCATAATCATAAATAAAATACCCAACCTTTAACGGTTTAGGTATTCTTGTTAATCTTGCTAATATCTTTTCAGTATCAAATACATTATCTCCGGAGAGCAGAAACGCTTCTTTAGGACTGCAAGGGTACTCTTGTTTTATCAGTCTTTTGTCTATGTATGCTTCGTATTTCTTGTAGTACCAGTATAACTGTTCAAGGTCTAGGTGCTTTTCGTCTCTGAGCCATCTTAACCTTTCACTTATCCAGTCGTCCTTTTGGTCTATGTCTTTTACAAATTTCTGCTTTATATCTTCGCTTGGAAAATTGATCCTGTACTCAGATGTTTTCCACCATTCAAAAAAACAGTTGATATGTGCTCCGCTTTCCCACATTTTCTGGTAGTCGTTAAAGCCATTGGCTGTTGACTCATAGATTTTTATGCAGTTTTTTGTTAGCGCTTCGCCTAGCGCTGCCTGGATAGTTGCAATTCCATCTCGCCAGAAGGCACATTCGCTACCGTGAAAAAAGTTAACTGTTCGTGACCGTCCTACATTTTTCGTAGCAGTATCTACTGCCCACGAAGAATTTATTTTTTCGAATAAAAATTGTCTTCGGTTATTAAATTTCTCTGTTGGTTTTAGAACGTCCGGCAGCTGGGAATATGGGAATTTTGCTTTGTTTTCAAATATCGCTTCGGAATTTGAGCTCTCATCAGCAAGAGTAAACCCCTCGAAATTTTTGTTTGTTATGCTTTTTGCTAGCTGATAGGCTGTTACTAATGTTGTAAATCCTTGTTGCCGGCCTTTTAAAATAAGGATTGATATGCTAGTTATCACATTGTTTTCGTAATCATCTATTGCACGATTTAGTATTTTTATAAATTCCTTTTGGACGGAATTTAAAAAAAATGGCATTGTTTTTTTGTCCTTATCGACAACTACAAACACCATTTCAATTAGTTTTTCAGGATATTTGATTACTTCTTCTCTCAGCTCTTTTTCTTCTATGATTTTATCTGCGATAGCCGTTCTTAGTTTTTTATCGTATTCGATATCATGTAGCTCTTCCCATTTCTTCTTCCTTCGTTCAATCAAAAAATCTGATGTGTATGTCATATCAAATCTTCCAGCTTGGTTTCGACCTTAATCCCGCCAGCTATATTATGTGTATCTTTCCATTCTTCAGGCTTTCTATTCTTTAACCAGAACTTAGCTGCTTCCGTATCAGGCGATATGTGTTTTGTCACTTCTTTTGTTATAACCATCTTTCCTGCAATTCTCTCTTTTGTAATTTCTTTCGTGTCGTAACCGGTTGCTTTTCTAAAAAAGGCTCCTAAGACCTGATCATCTGCAGTTCCTCTGTTTTCCAAAAATGCTGCTTCAAGTTCTGGATATTTCTTTTTGTACCCTTTTAGCCCGGAGTACGAGATTCCAAGTTTTTCTGCTATCTCTTTTATTGTTGCTCCTTCCCCTGACCATTCCTTTATGTCCGACAGTCGAGGCTCAACAATTTTTTCATACAGATTTGCCATTATATCACCTCTTTTGCATATAATGTATCGCGCGTGCGTGCGCAAGCGTCTAAAAAGTCTAAATTAAAACTCCCTTACCAACGGCACAGGACCTTTGGCAAAGGAGTTTTTTTCTTGTAAAATTACCCTTTTTTACAATAGTTATTATAGCATAAAAAAAAGGAACATTTTGGGTCAACTTTTTTAAAAACCAGCCTACTTTTTTCTTTTTTGGTAAAATCCTTTTACCCTGCGCTTGATTGTCTCTCTGGAATATGACATACGTTCTGCTATCTCATCCTGTGTAAGACCGTCTATGTACATTGCTCGTAGGATTGTTTGTGTT